GAAATGTTTTTTGAAACTCTCATTGCCCTCTTTTTGTTCTTCAGTAACGGTGGTCTGACCACACGTTCTGGAGGCTTTCCTGTGCTCCTCTTTGTGATCTTCTTTGCTCTTTTATTCCCGTTTGTCCGCGCTGAACTCACCATCTCCTATGGTTGGACTGACTATCAAGAAGTTGTCAATTTTGCAACGACATATGTTCAAGCATTCGGGTCAAGGTCCTTCACTGGCCCTTTAACGGCTGTGCGTCCTCCCTCTCAGCTTCTTGATGAAGCCACAAAACTGGTCACTGCTTCTCTGCAAAATGCAGTTTTTGCGATTTCTGAGAAGACCCTTACGAGCGCTATGGATGTCATCTCTTACCCTTCCGATAAGCTCAAAGCTAAGGGTAAGCTTGAATCCATTGCTGCCACTCCTGATGTCACCGATTCGGGCTTGCTTGAAAAAGTGCTTGAATCTCTGCCAAAATCACTCATCGCTTTCCTGGCTTATCATGGAACAATGACCACGAAGCGCTACTGGATCAAAGTGGACGTCGAATTCAAGACTGCCAAGGATGTCACGACAACCACTATGCAAGGCGACAGGAAAGTCAGAAGCACGGTTTCAGAGGTCAAAGAATATGACCTTTTTATTTCTATTCCTGACCTCGTGAAAAAGGGCAACCATGGCGCTCTGGTCATGGCGTTCAAACAGTCTATTGCGCAAACTCTGGTCACTGGAGGACAGTCCAAAATCATCGACTTCGTCAAGCGTAAAAATGACAAATGGGTCATAACAGAGCGCCTGATGTTTTCCAAGGCAGTTCACTTGGACGAAGGCGGGATTGATACTGCTGCCGACAGGAAGCTCTGGAAGCAGGACTTTGACGCCATCATAAGATGCATGATGGACAACAAAAAGGACGCTGGCGTTCTCCCTGATCCTGTCTTCTTCAAATGAGACAGGATGCTTTTGTTTCTAGCGAGTTAGCCATTTGACATCAATTCGTTGATAAGATCAATGGTTCGTTCACTTTGTGAAGCCCGCTCTTTGATTGCGTTCTGTTTTTTGATGGCTGCTTTCTTGTCAACTCTCCGATTTTCCTGGACTTTTTTAAAAAATCATACTGACACCAACTGACAACTTTTCTGTTGACACAGCAATATCATCTTTGGGCATTTCAATGTCATCATGCTGTCTGTCAAAAAGTTTTTTTAAAAAAGTTCTTTGTCATCCCAGTGATGTTGTTTTCAGAACAATGCTGTTTCTTGCCAAAAATCACTGCATGAGTTCATTGATGGAATCAAGATAATCTTGTTCAGTTTCACCGGCTGCCTGAGGATTTTTGCTCTTTATCTCATCAGGAATGTCAGAAAGTTTCTCGAAAGGCCCCTTTATTGCTAAGGGAAAAGCTCCAGGGATTGATTCCGACTTTTCTGTTTTTGCTTCAACAAGCGGCTCGGTCAAAACTGGTAATCTGATTGAAGCGTGTTTGAATTTTCTCTTGATGTAAAGTGATGCTCTCATGTTGACGTATTTCAACTCCTCATCAAAGTCCTGAATCAGTTCCCCACTGATTCTAATTGGGATGAATTTATAATGGTCCATGTAGTCCCCTGATTGCACTATGACATAGTTCCAATCCAGAGACTTTCCGGTGACTACATGACCACGATCATCCACTATCACCACATTGAAGTATTTTGTATAAATCGTTTGCATGATTTCTGATTGAGAGCATCTCACTATAGCTGTGTTTTCAAACCAATCTTTTGACTGAGACCAGAATTGCAATTCTTCAAGAACCATTTTATCCCTATCTAGCCTCTGGTAACCACCTTCATAGCAATCATGAAGTCCTAAGAGAGCGTGCAATCCACATAACCCGTCTCCTGGAACATCAGTCATTAAATTTCTGTCGATAGCATTCAAAAAGTTCATAATGAAAATGTTGTCATCGATGTTGTGACCATCACCTGTTTTTCTTGCAGACAAGTCGTATAGCACTTCTTCGATGTCTTGCCCAGCTTTTTCTATGATCAGCAGTCTTTCTTTGGGATCTTTAAGAATAGTTTTCTGAATTTTGTGTATCTCAAACTGAGGATCATCAAACAGGTCAGATGCTGTCACGTTGAGGCCATTGATGAAGCTTTTCCATAGCAATTTTTTGCTCTCTGACAATTCTCTGATGTCTGCAAAGTTTGCGTGTTTGAATTCTTCGTTAAAGTATCTGATGTTGTTGAACGAAACTTCCAATTTGGGCTTTAAATAATTGCTGATAGCATAAGGAGTAACTGACCCCAAAATTGTCATACTTGTCAGCCAAAAACCTTTTTCAAACAAATAGCTTGAGAACATCATGACAGCTTTGTTGTTGTCTGTTTGGTGCAAAGACGATTCCAAGCCAGTTTTCGCGTAATGTTCTGGTCCAATTCTATTGGTTTCATCAAAGAGTTTATAAGTTGTGATGTCAGACACACAATTGCTTAACCGAACTCCATCTAAGTGTATGTGAATGTGCGCATGGAATGTCGATGCATTGTTTATGTTATGCCCGCATGTCACAACATTGCTTCCCATTTTATCTAGAATGTAATCTGCTGCATCCTTAATTAACTTCACTGGAACGTTCTCTAAGAACGGATAATGCTCTATGAAAAACAAATTGGCCCTCTTCTGGTTTCTGCGAGTGATAACAAATTTTTCATTTTGATGCAAAATTGTGTTTTTGTCAATGCTCAAATGACAAATGCACCCTAATATGGATGATTTTCCTTCCAGTGTTTTTGTTATGTCTTCTATGTGTCTTAATTGCTTGTCTTGAGAATACTTCAAGAATGCTGGGTTTGTTTCCACTTGAATTTTTTCAAACATTTGTTTAACATCAGTTTCATTTTTGTTTCCCAACACTAGACCGCTTGGTTTGAACTCTAAAGAACTCAAATCAGCATATCTTTTGCCTCTCAGGTTGATGATTTCTTTTCGTTCAGTTTCTGTGAATCGTTCGTTCAATTTTTCAAAATACATCCCGTATATTTTTTGCTGCTCCAAAGTTTTGTGACTTTGTAAATAATTATTGAAGCTATGTCCGATTCTGTCCCATAAGTTCTGAGTCTTTTCAGCAGAAACATTTCCAGTTGATAATGGGTTCATTTTGGTAAGTTCACTTGAATGTAGCGTACAATACTTTGTATCTGAGTCAGATACTCTAAGCCTCACACGCAAGATCTCATAGCCGTACTTGAGATGTGACAAATTCAACTTGTCAGGATTTGTCCAATTGGTTATTTCAAAGTCATAATGCCATTTTCCAACTTGTCTTGAGTTTTCCAATTTGACATCGTATTGTCCCATACCTTGCCATATCAAAATGCCCTGATGCTGTCTTGGAACTTTTTTTGATGGTTTTTCTATAGGAAATCCATCAGAATCTACACTTTCGACTGATCCATCATCTCTTTCTTCTTCTTTCAATTTTTCTTTTCTAACTTTATGTCTTTTTTGCCCTGCATGAATGAGATTGCCTTCTGAGTCCATTGTTGAAACAGAATATCTATCTTCCGCTGAACTTGATTCCTTTTCTTCTTCAAGATCTGACAGTAAAGCTACTGAACAGTCTGTGCTTGATCTTGTCGTAATTGATTCATTGTCAACAGAATGTTCATCTTTGATCGAATCTGATTTGTCTTCTTCAAGATCTGACAATGGAGCTACCGAACACTGTTCACTCGATTCTGACTTTGCATCTGATTTCTTTTCACTAAGGTCTGTCAATGGAACCACTGAACATTCTTCCGTGATCAATTCATTGCCAACAGAATGTTCATCTTCTATTGAATCTGATTTGTCTTCTTCAAGATCTGACAATGGAGCTGCCGAACACTGTTCACTCGACTCTGACTTTGCATCTGATTTCTTTTCACTGAGATCTGACAATGGAACCACTGAACACTCTTCACTGGCATCTGATTTCTTTTCACTAAGGTCTGTCAATGGAACCACTGAACATTCTTCACTGGTTCTTGATTCTGATGACAACGCCGAACGCTTTTTTCCGATTTCGTCATCCTCAGTAATTTCAGTTTGTGGATCCTGTTTAAGCTTTCTTAATTTTTCGGTAAGTTCCATGAAGTGTTGCTGACCTGTTTCCTGCATATCAGAAGGAATTTGCGGTGTGCTGAGTCTGCTGCCATGAATATGTCTATGTATGTGTCCAAAAACATTTCTTTGCTTGGCTGGCACTAAGATGACTTCTGATTCGTACCCGTCAGAACTGTTTTCACTGTCATAAGTGCTTTGTTGCTTTTCGGAAAAATCGCCTTTAGGATTTTCTAACTCATCTTCTTCAAGAGATGTCAAGGATAAGTCTGAAAAAACCCGGTTGACATCACAGTAAAAAACACAAGGCCATCTTATCTCTCGTCTTATTCCAACTTCAAAAATGTCATCGAAGAGAACTTGATTGACTTTGCTGAGATTATGATTTCTAATTTGATCAAAAATTTCATGCAAATCTCCAAAGTAGAAAGCGCAAAACTTTGACATATCCTTGTTGTTCCTCAGATTGTGCTCCCTTACAAATCTTGCAGGGTCGATGTGCGAAGCCTTCTTAAGCGTTTCTTCGTGTTTTCCTATCTTTTCTTTTTCAGGGTTTCCTTCGTGCTTTTTCATTTTGTTATTTCTAGGGATTTCTGTTGCTTCACTAGAGACACTTTTTGGCGCCTTAACTGTAATCACTGATTCTCCATCTGAGTCAGTTGATCTCTCGTTATCACTCATTCGATGTGCGCTTGCGAGTTCTCCATCTTCTTTTTGCAGGTCATCTTCTTCTTCATCAGAGTCATGGTACACCAATTCGCTTAATGGGAAATCATTTTCAGTCATGAATCCATATGTCTCTGTCAAATAAGAAGTCTGCTCAATGGCGTCATCTACTGTCCTGTCGTTTGTATGAGACCAGTACCTGGATATCAAAAGCATTGACAAATTGATAGAAAAGGAGTTGTCTAAACTGTCTACAGCTTCAACAGCGCAAGATCTGAATAGATCTGTGTCAACATACCCAAGACTATGAGCGATTTCCAAAGTTTTTAAGATGCACCTTGCCTTGATGTCAGTGAGATAGCACTTTATTGACACATGAAGAACCCTGCGAAGTGCATCTTGATCAATGATTTTGGGCACATATGTGTTTCCCAAAAAGTCATCATTAATCCCTGAAAAGGCAAAATTTGAACTCTTGAAACCAGACACAGAGTAAGCTCCTTTTTTCTTTGAAGACGTGGTTGCACTTTTGTGAAGCTTTTTTAGCTGCTGAAAGTTATCGTCTATCGAATCCATGTCAAGGCCGAGCTTGAAAATTAAATTAATTGTGGATAAGGCACTTTTCTTGTTTCCTTTTAAAACCCATGACTTCATACTGAAACCTTCATCTCGCTTCTGCGGAATTTCAAATGTGGGAATTTTCATTGCATCGTCTACAGTGAAAATAAAGTCTTTATAAGAAGGAGATGAGAAAACACCTTTAACACTTGACATCTTGTTTTCGTTGTTCACTTCAAAAGGTTCTGTGTAGTCATTGCCTTCCCAAGCCAGTCTTTGCTCCTTTATCCCATCAAGCTCATGATCGACTTCCACTGAATAGAACTCACCGGTTATTTCCTCAAGAATCCAGGCTGCTTCTTGAACTTCATCGAAGTCATCTAAATTGCCATGTTTGTCCATGTGTGAGTTCCTGACAAAAACCAGTTTTCTTCTTACTAAGGCAGCATTATCTTGCTTCATTTTCAGTTTTAAAACAGCTTCTGAGCGCTTCAGCTGGTGCAACTCCTCAACAGCCCCGCGAAGTTCCTCTGCTGTCACAACTGTTCTTATTTCCATGACTCTTTTGGTTTCTGCCTGAGCTTGAATAGATCTCACTACGTTGAAATCAAGATGGTCAGTGGTATTTTCTTGAAATGATGTCAGTGTCCAAGCAATAATGCTATGCTCCTCATCCCACAAAATCGCTTTATTGTTCTCTTCAAGCATTTTATGAACGGACCACATTCTTTCTTCGACATTGTCAGTCCAGTATCCAGATGACATAAAAACCATAAAAAACATCTCCTTTATCAGTTCTCCCCACTGGTCTTCAGAAAGTACTTCGAAATTCAGGTCTCCATCTGCTCCAGCGTCCATAATGTACGAAAGCAAATGTCTAGCTGAACTGCTTAAGAACTCTTCGTTTTGAGCAAATGAGGGCTGTGTGTACAATATTTCTCTTTTCACTGATTTCAAAAAGTCTTTATTTTCAATGAGAACTCTGTAAAGTCTATCACTGAGTTCAGAATCTCCGCTATGATAAGCCTGCACAAACTCGCTCAACAAATTGGGAATGAGAGTGTATTCAGTGACAGGACCATCTGGAAAAAGGTTCAGAAATTCTTTGAAAAGATCATTCAGGATAAGAGGTATGGAAGTCCAAGCAGGCTTAATAAGATTCGGCACGGCATCAACCACTAGGTAATTCCCAGGTGATAAAAATATCTTCCACGGACCTGTTTCCAACTCGTCATTTGACGATTCCAAAGCTCCAAATTTGTCTTTAAGTGTGATGATGTCTTCATGCCCGACAATCGCTGTGGAGATGAACAACCTTTTGATCAAGGGATGATACCAAACAGACCCTTCTGGAAGTTCTTGCATCAACAGCCTTTGTATAATTAAAGGAATCTTATAATGAGATCTTGATAGCATCGCACAGACGTCCAGTTCAGGTATTTCATTACTTCTGCAAACCAATGATATAAGGGCTTGAAGTTTGTCTATTTGTTCCCATGTGAAGCCAACTGGACTGCCTCCTAAAGGTCCCCACCAGAGCTTCAAAGAATCTATTCTGGAGTTCAGCATTTCTGACCAGTTGCTGTCACTTGCAATATTGTTTTTATAGTAGGCTTTGCAAGCAAGCAAAAGATTGTTGTTCATGCCGTTTTTGGAGCATATGATTCTTGCATCTCCAGAGAGTTTCAGACGTTCAAAGCAAGATTTGGTTGAACCCACATGTTCGCAATAAAAGACCGTTAAACCGAGTTTATTAAAGCACTCAGCAATAGCCTTCAAAGGCATCATTTTCGGCTCTTGAGAATATTCTTCAGAAAAGCCTGAGCTTGAAACAGTTTCCGTCACATACTTCCTTTTTTCCATGTTAATGATGTTTTGAAGTATTCCTTTCAAATCTGCCATGACCACTTTGCGATTTTTCCTGACTTCACTTTGCATCTTGAACAGTCTTATGTCATGCACATACATAGCAGTATTTTTTATTTCCAGGTAAGGCAAAGCAGTTCTCAAAGCAAGATTTCCCGATCTGCCAAGAAAAGATCTTGAAAGCTCAAAATGAATCTCTATGACTTGCAATTCAAGGTTCTCATCATTGTATTTGAAACAAAATACAGGTCGTTGTGGTTTTTCAAATTTCAGATCGCAGTCCAGGTACCTTCTCCAGGTGTTGGCGAATTCTGATCTGTACTGCACTTGAAGATCATCAGTGTATTCATTATTGATTATCAAAATGGAATCATTGAATCGTCTTGTGAAAAATCTCAAACCGTCATTTGTGGTATAACCTGTGTTATCATCAAAAATGACGCAAGGAATTGATTTGCCTTCATGATACCAACAGTACACAGTAGCTTGTCGATCTTCATCATAACAAATTTTAGACAGTTCATTAGGTCTTCTTTCGTATGGCAAGGAAAAAATGTAACACAACATGTTATTAAGGAAACCTGATCCTGTGTTTAATACCATGTTGACTCTGTCTTGAACGCTGGTTTTATTCAAGAGTCTTTTGAAGAAACTTCTGGGAACATTGAACGAAGACACCGAATCTCTTTTAATGCCTCCTCTTGTTGACAATGTCAGTTTCTTTTGATGTCTCAAGATGATCTGAATGAGTTCTGAATATAGCTCCGAAATTCTCAATCCATGATCATGTCTTTCTTCCAATTTAGGCACAACAGTCACTCTTTCGAAAGAAAGCCTGTTGATCTTCTGAACAGTTTCTGAAGAAATTTCCGAAGCCAAAAGTCGAGAAAACTTAAAGTCCATTGATCTGTTCTCTGAAAATTGATTGAGCAGAATGTTTCTTCTGGACATCCCCAGGTTCTTCAGAAGATCCCATTGTGAACCCATGTCAAACAGCTCTTCACAATAATGTATTTTCATCATCATGGAAAACTTTTGTATGTCATCATTTATTTGTGACAACTTGAGTCTATTCAAAGGGTCATCCATTGCTGATGAATAGTTTTCCAAAAACCATTTGACATCATCAAAATCTGTATTGAGAACGCCACTGTATGAGAAGTCGTTCCTGAACAAAGTTCCTCCTACTTCAGGTTGTGTTGTTTCACTATGGTAATGGTCAAAGAGATCACTTTTAATGTAATCCAGGATGTCTTGTGAAGCCAACAAGGTCTCATCAAGCATTGCGTCTCCCTTTTCTGAAGAGTAAATAGAGCGCGCTTCTTCAAAAGCTTCAGAAGAAGTCATCATGGTTGTATTCTTGAGCTTCAAAAGTTCTTGCTGCAGTGCTTCTTTTGTTTCTTTTGATAAAACTTCCTCATTTTCCAGTTGCTGTTCTATTTTTCTCATCTGAACGCTTCTAGTTCGTCTTGCAGTGAATGTCAGCATGTTTTTTTCTGTGCTTCTTTTGTAGAAATTAAAGAAATCCAAGTCACGCTGTCTCATGAAAGCACCTGAAGAAGATTTCAGAACTCGCCTGTAATAATTTTTGACAATCGCACCTGAATCACCAATGGCTCCGAAAAGTGAGCTCAGCAATATGTCAGTTTCTATTGTGAATTTCTTTCTGCTTCTTTCATTGACCCTTGGTCCACCTTCAGAAGGAGGATCTGACAAAAGCTTCTTGACGCCTTTAGGATTTGACGAAAACTTGAAAACGTTGTCAACAGCAGTTCCGTAAAGAGATATACTGCGCAGTGAGGCAGACTTCGTTCCTCCATGAGAGATGGGAATGGAATAATCGGTCTTAATTTTATAAAAATCTTGAAGGAACTCCTGGTAAACTACATACATGAGCTCAGACAGAGCAATGTTGTTGGTGTTTGCATAGGCTTGACAACATCTTGTCAACACGGCTGCATGGTTCAAATTATAAGATCTGAATGTGAAAGACGACAAAGCTTCTGCACAGGATCGTATTGATGAATTAAATATGGTTCCTTGAAAGTTATAGATAGACACAAGTTCGCTTGCTATAATGCCCGAAGGAAACTCTCTACAAGTTGGTTTTGAAGCTTCGCAGCTGAAACTCAGTTTAGTCCCTGAATGGTCCAGTGAAAGATTCAACCCGACATCAAGTGAAATCTGAACGAATTTCCTTGAACGAGCCATGTGTTGTTCTCTGGGCAGCCTGTCTGAGAATGTGACACACTCATTGCCGTCATCTGAATGCTCCAAACATCTCACAGTGCAGTCAAACATCAGAGTTGTTATTCGGTTCACAGCACTGGCTTTTAAAATGTGAACAAAACTACTTGCGAAATGCATGAGACCTTGAGGCCAGCCAAATGTGAAGTCTATGAATGAAAAGTAGTTGCCTGAATTGAATTTTTCTTCATCAATGTGATGTCGTGGCGCTGACCGAACTCCCATTGCTTCTATATCATCTTTGTGCATGCAAGTTTGGTATTTGAATCCTTTTGCTCTTTGATCTAGCAGTACTTTGGGCTCAAAGTTGGCTTCCATCGCAGACATCAGGAGGTTATAATGTATCTGATCAATATATTTCCATTTGAAGAGAAAGAAAATGACATAAGAAAACTTGTCGTAAAGGTCTTGAGGCGACCACTTAGCCATATCTATGTTTGTGTAGCAGCAGGAATGTGAGAATTTCATTCTAGCAATAGAATTCAATTTGTAAGCTTCACTTTTGCTCACAAGCTCATCGGGACAGGTTTCACAAAAAGCTCGGAAGAACTCTACCAAGAAGAATCTTGAAGCTTTAGTGGAATAGCTCATTTCATAGATCTCACGATCTGCTGCGTCTTTTTGAGGTTTAGTTGTCAAAAGCATGAATGCACCTCTTTCTCTCACTCTCAGAACATGATGAGAGACATATTCAACTATGGAAAAGCCTTTGTTTTTATTTTGTGACATGTAGCGAGAAATTTCCTCGAAGTGAAGAATGCGATTCATTTTCTTTTTTAAAGTAAAATCATCAACTCCTCTTGAACTAGTTTCAAAGTATTTGTGAAAATTCCTCATAGAAAGTTCAAAAAGTTTACTTGAATCCGGAGTTTGATAGTCCAGTTTGTAGTCTCTTATAGTTAAATCTAGCAAAGACAAGCTGACACTTTTGCGACCTGGTTCAAAACCGTTTATGACACCAGAAAAATCTTTCAAACCTCCTTCAATGTTTTCTTTGATGTCTCTTATGTGGCCTATGTAGTTGTGTTTCGTGGATGTGGCCATGCTCTTCAAGTAACTGTAAATGTTGCCAGTCTCACAGTAACTTATCGCTGTGTGATGAACGCCAAACAGATTTCTCATGAGAACAGTAGAGCCAGAGATGATTTCTTCTTTCGTTTTTTTGAGAGAATCCAATATCATATTTTTCAAAGTCACATCAGTTGGCCTTTTTGGAAGAGGCGAGAGATATTTTTTCAACAGTCCTTCAGTTTTGTTTTGACTGGTCAGATTAATTATATTGAAGAACTTGTAGAAAGACAAGTAACTTTTAGTGCATTTGCTTGAGAAGAACAAAGACCAGTACAAAAGAGACATTTGATCTTCATCTAAATAAAGGCCGAGAGGCAGCAAAGAGAAGTACAAGCGTGACCGGAAAATAACATCACTGAGAGTCAATGAGTAAGATCTAGAGAAAACCAAAATAGGACGTGAAGAATCTTTCAAGTTTTTCATCACCAAATCAGGATTGAACCCAGGTGGAATGTCATTTTCTGCTTTCAAAATGAACCAATAACGAATTTCTTTAACAACCCTGTCAGTTCTTGCTGGCTTACTGGTGAATAGAACATAACCCATATTGTAGAAATTGCTGTGATTGAACAGAATAGTCTTCTTTGATTTAAAACTGATAACAAAATCATGGATCATCGATAAATGCAATTTTGAAAATCTTTTTAGTTGTTCTGATGTTTTTCTGAGGTGTTCATGTTGATTCAAAGCTATCATCTCTGGAGTGTTTCCAAAGAATTTAAAAGCTTCTTCACTAAAACATCTGACAATTTTAGATGATGCTTCCTCATAATAATACACATCTCTTTCTGACAGCTCTTTCCTTCTTTTGGGTGCGATCAAGTCGACATTCTTAAAGTTTCTTGCATCAAATTTTTTGAGATTTTCTTTTGCTTGTCTAGTCGGGCTAGAAGAAACTTCGGTGAGACCTGGGATGTAGTCAGCGAGCCACAAATAAGAGTCAGCCTCTTGCCTGTTGAGTGCAAGTTGATGAGGCAACTGATAATCTATCTTTGATTTTGTTGACGAAGCTGTCACAAACCTCATAGGTTTTTCTTCAGGGTCTTCCTTGACGTACATGTTGGTCAACCTGTCTTTCTGAAAAGTTCTCAATTTGTCTTTATGCAAATCATTAAGGTAATGAATGTCAAGAAGGTTGTCATCAACATCTTCAAAAGGTTTCATTTTTATGTCCGTTTGACTTTCTGAACAAATTTGTTGTAATTTTCCCCAAGACATCATTGCACTGCTTTCTTCTTCCTCTTTTTCAGCTTCATAGTTTTGAATCTGGGAAATCCATCTGTTATAAGTGAAAGATTTTTCAGTTTGCTTAAATGCTTCCTCATACTTTTGTCCTTCAATCTCCAAACTTTTGTCGTAACTTGAGTTCAGAATGCCTGTGAGATCCGGCAATGGCGTGTATGTGTCATTGGTGATAGTCAAATTTAAAGCAGCAGAATAATCTGAAAGTCGCGTGCAAGATATCCCCGAAGGAGTCAAGACAATTTTGCCAAATCTAGAGAGAGTCAAGGAGTCTTTCACAGAATCATCCAAAGGGCAAAAGTGCAATGTCAAAAATTGGTCAGATGAGATAAATTTTGAAGAAGCCTTTTGCATTTCTCTATCGTCTGTGACAATGACACTGTCTGAGATGTTAGACTGAGCCTGAAGGAAATGAATATCACCAATTTCAAGTGCGTCTTTCAAGCCTTTGTAAAAGATGACATCTGAATTCCAGGCCATGACTTGAACTAAGATCTGAAGGAGCTTAATTTGTGATGTCTTCAACCTGAGAACTTCATTCCTCAAAGCTGAACAAATGACAATTTTGCAGTTGAATGTAGGTTCAAGACCCCTGTTGAGAATGCTGTAAAGGACATTGGTGTCTATGATAAAGCAGTCCGTGGATTTTGACCAGTCTCCATCATAATTATCGATTATGCCTTTCCAAACTGTCATGTTAGTTAAATTGGGGAGCTCAACCTCGTCTTGGCAGTAATTGTCCATAACTTCTTGAGAAAAGTCCATCGTTTCATCATAATGAAGCCCTGTCAAAGGACATGCGGCTTGAAGCAGTGAGCTTTTGATAAGCCTGCCACGTCCGCTCAAGTTTCCCAATTTTTTCTTGGAAAATCTTCTCCAACTTTCAACAGAAGCAATTGAATAATCTCTCACATATTCTAAAGCGTAACTGGCTGACATGGACAAACTGTCAAACACATCATCTGTCAGCTTTTCTCTGAAAGTTGCTTCAAGAACCTCTGACAATTTTGTTAAGAACTCTATTCTTTCAACTCTGCTGCAATGTGGGTCCACTCCAGACATCGCATCTGTGAGCTCCTCCACAGTTTGTGCGCTCATCATAAGATTATAATAGTGATTGAACAAGCGCTTATTTGCAAAAAAGTGCAATTCTGTGAGTGTTGAAGAAAAAAATTCTTTGATGGTTATGGATTCTGCCTCATTAAAACCAGCGAATGACATGTGATAACCATGTTTAGTGTCGCCGTGGAAGATTTTTCTGGGCTGATCGAAAGACACTTGGAGCATCTCTTTGAGATCAATGGAGAAATGTGCATAGTGCATGACTGAAGTAACTTGATTTCCGTAAAAAGCATTTATATCCCTGAAGTGCTTCACAAGAGTGGCATCCAAAAGATTCTCTGTCATGTTGACAAAATGGTGAAATACCCTGACAAAACATGAGAAAGAGTGAGGAGTGAGAGGCACTGAAGACTTTGTAAACTCTATAACTGGCTTTTTCTTTTTGTCAGTTGACACACTGCTTGAATAAAACACCGAGAGAGCATTCATCATCTTTGCTGAGATAGGTTGTAGCGGCAAATTGATGTCTTCAGGAATTTTTTCAAGTGCAGAAATGATTTCATCGAATTTGTCTATTGGAGCGAATAAAAGATGAATCAAGTGTTCATTGACAAACTTTTGACAAAACTGTTGCTTCACAGTCAATGGTCCTGTGAGAGGTAATTGAGGGTTACTCAAAGGTGACTTGAGTGACCTCAAGAGATTGTTGACCAACCCTCTGTGTCTCGTCAACGAAAACGACTCCACCACTTTGTAGATGTCAATCGAATTTACTTCAGAAATCAAAAGATTTAAAATTGATTCTCTGACATGATCACCCTGAAAATCATTCTCAAAATTCATAGTGCCAACTGAAATTTTGAATTTGGAAGCATTCAAGAATTTCAATAACACTTCATAAAGGCTCCCTGAGTCATTCACATTGACAGCATTCGTCAACAATGCTGAAGCTCTAAGAAAAGAGTACTGAGAAGAGTTTTCAAACATGATCGATGTGAGCTCTTGGATGTCCATTGAAGATGAATCAACGCTGAATGAGTCGCCTTCTGCAATTTCTGTGTACTCTTCTTCATGCTCTTCACTTAAGACTTCATAAGAGATTCCTGTCACGTTCCGAAGTCCTTCTGATTGCGACAGTGATTCATTCCAAACTTGCTCCTGAGAAGCAGGTCCAGGATTTGTCTCAATTCCTATCAGGCCAACATTTGAAGCTTTCGATCTCTTCTTTTGCTTTTTCAACTTTTCCTTTGGATTTTCGAGAGCAGCAATGAAAGCCTCATTCAAATTGAAAATAATTGGAGGAGAAACCATCCCATTGACGGTTCTTAAGCTTGCAACTTTGTGACAACTTACAGTCTCTGAAGTTTTCCCTGGCTCCATACAAAGCGTAGTGATGTAGCTGGAAATATCACCTCGACTTTCTGAAGGCAAACATCTGGACCGTCTCTCAACTTTAGCAACGGTGCTTTTGCGGTGGCTGGAAATATTCACTCGTCTTCCTGATATAACAAATGCAGGGATTCTCTCACATTTCGCCACAGCATCAATGACATCATGATGTGGTTCTGGAGACAACAAGATGGGAGAAGCAGGAGATCCAGTTCTGGAAGGAGAAAACCATTTGTTGATTTTCTTTTGAGCGACAGAATTGGGATCAAGGGGAGTCTTTTCTTGGAGGCAGCGAAATCTTCTTGAGGGATGACATAATCGGAGTTTGCTTATCTTTCCTTCAATGTCTTTGCGAGACCCCCAAATCCACATGTTGTAAGCTTTCAGGGCTTCTACAGGCTCGCCCAGGACAAACTTAGATCCGCAAAGAGCGGCGTGCTGTTTGTCAGCTGATCGTTTCCACATAAGAGCTTGCTGAAAAGTCATGGACCAAAAAGAGGAAATGTCAATCGAAGTCATCGTGTTTGTCAAAGAAATTTCTGTATAAGAGTTCTTTTCCAA